TATCAGGAACCGTAGATGGAGAAGGATCTAAAGGAGCATTACACGGCTTAACCAGGTTTAGTATGGAGGACGCTCCTGCGAATAGCTTCTTTTTAGAATACTTATCAAGACCACCTACGGCAGAGATATTTTTTGAAGACGTATTAATGGCTTTAGTGTTTTACGGGATGCCTATACTCGCGGAGAACAATAAGCCTAGATTATTATACTATTTAAGAAGAAGGGGTTATAGAGGTTTTAGTATGAACAGACCTGATAAAGTTTGGAATAAACTATCTGTAGCTGAAAAAGAAGTGGGTGGTATACCAAACTCTAGCGAAGACATAAAGCAGGCTCATGCCGCTGCTATTGAAATGTATATTCAAGATCATGTAGGTATGAAACAAGATGGTACTTTTGGAGATCTTTATTTTAACGATTTACTAAATGATTGGAGTAAGTTTGATATTACAAAAAGAACAAAGTTTGACGCGTCTATAAGTTCTGGTTTAGCCATTATGGCTAACAACAGGCATTTATATGCTCCAAACGCGAAAGTTGAAAAACCAAAACTAAATATAAATATATCTAAGTATGAAAATACTGGATTTAATTCAAAAATAATAAAATAATAATATGGCAGAGTCTGGCATTAAAAGTTATTTTCCTAGTCAAGCCGTAAGTGATGCTGAAAAGTTAAGTTATGATTATGGTTTGAAAGTGGCTAAAGCTATAGAAACGGAATGGTTTAATAATGATAGAAGCATTAATAAACATAGAGCTAATTTTAATAATTTTCACAATTTAAGATTATACGCTAGAGGAGAACAATCAATACAAAAATATAAAGATGAATTATCTATAAATGGTGATTTATCGTATCTTAATTTAGATTGGAAACCCGTTCCAATTATATCTAAGTTTGTAGATATAGTAGTTAATGGTATATCACAAAGAACTTATGACATAAGAGCTTTTTCTCAATCACCAAACGGTGTAGAAAAAAGAACACAATACATGGAGCGGGTGCAAAGTGATATGAAGATGCAAGCTTTTAACCAAGAAGTTAACCATAGTTTTGGTATAGATATGACAGAGTCTGAAATGAAAAAAGATGAATTACCAAAATCAGACGAAGAATTAGGTCTTCATATGCAACTCCATTATAAACAAGCTGTAGAAATAGCAGAAGAACAAGCGTTAAGCGTTTTGTTTGAAGGTAATAAATACGAGCTTATTAAAAAAAGATTTTATCATGACTTAACGGTACTTGGTATTGGTGCTGTTAAAACGTCGTTTAATACTTCCGAAGGTGTAGTTATAGATTATGTAGATCCAGCAAACCTTGTTTATTCTTATACAGATTCCCCTTATTTTGACGATATATATTATGTTGGAGAAGTTAAATCTATTCCAGTAAATGAATTAGCTAAACAATTCCCTCATTTAACTGAAAGTGATCTTGAGGATATAATGAAAAATAAAAATACAAATAAAAACAATTATAACACTCGGTACTCTATAGATAAAGAAGATAATAATACTATTCAAATTTTATATTTTAACTATAAAACTTATATGAATGAGGTTTATAAATTAAAAGAAACAACGACTGGTGCTGAGAAAGTAATATCGAAAGATGATAGTTTTGATCCACCAGAAGGAATGGAGGGTGGTTATTCTAGATTATTAAGATCTATAGAATGTTTATATGAAGGTGCTATGATTTTAGGTACTGATAAATTACTCAAATGGGAAATGTCAAAAAACATGATGCGTCCTAAGAGTGATTTTACCAAAGTCAAAATGAACTACGCTATAGTAGCGCCTAGAATGTATAATGGTAAAATTGATTCTTTAGTAAAACGTATAACTGGTTTTGCTGACATGATTCAATTAACACATTTAAAACTTCAGCAAGTATTGTCAAGAATGATTCCTGATGGTGTTTATTTAGATGCAGATGGATTAGCAGAGGTTGATTTAGGAAATGGTACAAACTATAATCCACAAGAAGCTTTAAACATGTTCTTCCAAACTGGTAGTGTTATAGGTAGATCTTTTACAAGTGAAGGCGATATGAATCCAGGCAAAGTACCTATTCAAGAAATTACATCTGGATCTGGTGGTAATAAAATGCAAGCTCTAATACAAAACTATAATTATTATCTTCAAATGATAAGAGATGTGACCGGTCTTAACGAAGCAAGAGACGGTAGTTTACCAGATAAAAATGCTTTGGTTGGTGTTCAAAAACTAGCTGCAGCAAATAGTAATACTGCTACTAGACATATATTGCAAGCTGGTTTATATTTAACAGCAGAAACAGCGGAAAATCTTTCTTTAAGAATATCAGATGTAATTGAATATTCCCCAACAAGAGACGCGTTTATTCAAGCTATTGGGTCACATAATGTAGCAACTTTAGCTGAAATGTCAGAGTTACATCTTTATGACTTTGGAATATTTATTGAGTTACAACCAGATGAAGAGGAAAAAGCTAGACTAGAAAACAACATACAAATGGCCTTGCAACAAAAAAGTATTGAACTTGAAGATGCTATTGATCTTAGAGAGATACGTAATATTAAACTAGCTAATCAATTGTTAAAAATACGTAGAAAAAGAAAAGAAGAGAAAGATAGACAATTGCAGATGCAAAATATTCAAGCGCAAACACAATCTAATGCACAAGCGGCTCAAGCAGCAGCACAAGCAGATGCTCAAAAAGAAAACGCTATAGTACAAAGCAAAATTCAACTTGAGCAAGCTAAATCTCAAATGAAAAACCAAGCATTAATACAAGAAACTGATTTAAAGAAAGAATTGATGGCTTTAGAATTCCAATACAACATGCAACTTAAAGGTATTGAAGTTGATGGTATAAAGCAAAGAGAAAAACAAAAAGAAGATAGAAAAGACGAAAGAACAAAAATTCAAGCAACTCAGCAAAGCGAGATGATTGAGCAAAGAAATAGTGGAAAACCACCTAAAAACTTTGAGTCCGCAGGTAATGATATACTAGGTGGGGGATTTGATTTAGGTTCGTTTGATCCTAGTTAAAATTTATTAATTATTATTATATTATATTATGGAAGAAAAAAATGAAAATGTAGTTGAAGAAACTACACAAGATCAGGTAGAACAAACGCCTGTAGAGGAAACTCCTCAAATAGATGAATCTAAGTTTGATAGCGCTGGAGATGATAGCGTAATAAAAGTAGATTTAAGTAAACCACCAACACCAAAAGAAGAAGAAAATGAAGCTAAAGAAGATAACGCTGACGACAGTGGAGTGGTTACAGAGTCTAAAGATGCCGACTCCCCACAAGAACAAAAAGAAGTACAACCGGAAGCAGAAACACAAGAAACTCCAGTATTAGAAGAAATTACCGAAGATTCCACAGAAGAAGCTGTTGCAGAAGCAGAAGAAAAAATTGAAGAAGCTGTTGCGGAAGCAGAGGCAACCGGTAAACCACTACCAGAAAATATTCAAAAACTAGTTGATTTTATGGAAGAAACTGGTGGTGATATAAGTGATTATGTAAAACTTAATCAAGATTACAGTAAGTTAGATGATGAAAGTTTGCTGCGAGAATATTACAATCAAACAAAACCACATTTAAACAACGAAGAAATTAACTTTCTTATGGAAGATCAATTTTCTTATGACGAAGAAGTTGATGAAGATATAGATATACGAAGAAAAAAATTAGCGTTAAAAGAGCAAGTTGCCAGCGCTAAAAGCCACCTGGACGGGCAAAAGTCCAAATACTATGAAGATATCAAAGCTGGGTCAAAGCTGACTCAAGAACAACAAAAAGCTGTAGATTTCTTTAATAGATACAACAAAGAATCAGAAGCAAACAAAAAAACAGTTAAAAAGAATTCTGATATTTTTACACAAAAAACTAATCAAGTTTTTAACGATAAATTCAAAGGTTTTGAATATAACATCGGTGATAAAAAATACAGGTTTAACGTAAACAATGCTGAAGAGGTTAAAAATACTCAAAGCGATATAAGCAATTTCACCAAAAAGTTTTTGGACAAGAACTCTGCTTTAACAGATGCTAAGGGTTATCATAAATCTCTATATACAGCAATGAATGCAGACGCTGTTGCAAGACACTTTTATGAACAAGGGAAAGCTGACGCTATGAAAAATAGTGTTGCTAAATCTAAAAACGTTAACATGAATCCAAGACAAGCTCATGGAAAGATTGAAGCGGGTGGTTTGAAGTTTAAAGTGTTAGGTGATGATGCTAATGATTTTAAGTTACGAATTAAAAATAAAAACAAATAACAATTTAAAAATTAAAAATTATGGCAATTTCAAGTGGGACTTCAGGCGCTGCAGCCTCTCCGGTTAGAGCGGCTCTGATATCCAATTATATTGATTTTACTGGCTCCACAAATGATTGGAGACAGCAATACCTGCCTGACTTGATGGAAAAAGAAGCAGAGATCTATGGAAATAGAAGCATCTCTGGTTTTTTAGCTCAAGTTAGTGCGGAAGAGGCTATGTCTGCTGATAGAGTAGTATGGTCTGAACAAGGAAGATTACATCTTACATATACTGCTTCGTGTGAAAACACTGTAGGTGGTGGTGAAGGTGATACGTCTGACAATATCTTTACTATTATTAAAGATATGGATGGAAATGCACCAGCTGCTGGAAATCATGGTGTTCGATTAGGTGATACGGTTGTTATCACGCAATCTAACGCTACTATAAAAGGTTATGTTAGTGTTGTTAGTACTACTACTAACAGTATTACAGTTTTACCTTACGGCGCTGCTGATTGTGACGCTGCTGGTTTATCTGACGATGCTGCTGCTGAAGCATTTAGAATTATGGTTTATGGTTCTGAGCGTGCAAAAGGTACTAGTGGTAGAGCTACTGCTAACAAACCATCTTTCAAATCGCTTTCAAACAAACCAATTATCTTAAAAGATATGTATGAAGTATCAGGATCTGATGCTGCTCAAATCGGTTGGGTTGAAGTAAGTGGTGAAGAAGGGCAAAATGGTTACTACTGGTATGTTAAAGCTGAAGCTGAAACTAGAACTCGTTTTTCTGATTACTTAGAAATGTCTATGGTTGAAGCTGAAAAAGCATTAACTGGATCTACTATTGATGACGCTACAGGTGGTCTTGGTGATGGTTCTGGTGATGCTGGACCTGGTACTGAAGGTTTGTTCTCAGCTATCGAAACTAGAGGTCACGTTGCTACTGGTGTTACTGGTGTTAACGCTGCTACTGATTTAGCAGAATTTGACGCTATGTTAGCTAAGTTTGACGCTAATGGATCTATTGAAGAAAACATGTTGTTTGTAGATAGATCTACTGCTTTAGCAATGGATGACATGCTAGCTTCTATGAATTCTTACGGTGCTGGTGGTACTTCTTACGGGGTGTTTGACAACTCTGAAGATATGGCATTAAACTTAGGTTTCTCTGGTTTTAGAAGAGGTTCTTATGATTTCTACAAAACTGATTGGAAATATCTAAATGACAAGGGTACTAGAGGCGGTTTAAATGACACTGTTAACGCGATTAGAGGTGTTGTTGTTCCTGCTGGTATATCTTCAGTTTACGATGAAGTTTTAGGTAAGAATATGAAACGTCCTTTCTTACACGTTAGATATAGAGCTTCTCAAACTGAGTCTAGAAAAATGAAGACTTGGGTTACTGGTTCTGTTGGAGCTGTAACATCTGATTTAGACGCGATGCAAATTCACTATTTATCTGAAAGATGTTTAGTGGTACAAGGTGCTAATAACTTTATGTTATTAAAATAAGCATTTATTTTTAAAAGACCGGGGCTTCGGCCTCGGCCTTTTATTTTTATTAATTTTATTATATATTATATTATGGCAAAAAAACAAAAAACAGAAAAGGTAGAGGTACCTGTTGTTGAAACTCCAGTGGTTGAAGCACCAAAACCTAAAAAAGTTGAACCTAAAAAACCTAGTTGGGAGATTAAAGATAGAATGTATTATTTAAAAAATAATATGTCTCCTTTAACTTATACTATAAGATCATCAAATATTTATTATTTCGACGAAGAAAAAGGTTACGAAAGAGAGTTGAAATACACATCTAACCAAAGAACACCTTTTGTGGATGAAATGCAAGGTGATCAAAGATTAGAACATATAGTGTTTGAAAATGGAGCGTTATTTGTACCTAAAAACAAAACAGTTTTACAAAAACTTTTATCATTATACCACCCACACAATGGTTCGTTATTTTTAGAACGTTTACCAGAAAGAGAAGCTGCTGATGAGGTTGAAAATATAGAAATAGAGATTGAAGCATTGAACGCGGCT